CTAAAAATTGAAGCTTCAGATGAATACCATTTTGTTGAAGACGAACGCATTTATCTAGCTAAACAATATGCAAATGGACAACCTAAACGTAACGATAGTTTCATTGTGTTAGATATTAGCGCTTTGGGAACTACTACTACAACTACAAAACCAACAACCACAACAACTACTACTACAACTACAAAACCAACAACCACAACAACTACAACACAAGCGTAGGTGATCAGAATGAAGTATATTCTTTGTCAGCCGGCAATCAATCGGTTTAAATGGGAGCTTGAAGTTTGTTTAACTAATCTGAAGAAACTAGGAATCAAAGATATCGTATTGCTTTTCAGCAGACACGATGATCAAATTCCTATTTTTTTTGAGAAGGAATATGGCGTTGAAGTTCATGTGTACGATGATCTGCGGGACGACAAAGAGTATATTCCTTCGATTAAACCATATTTATGGTGGAAATATTTAGAAGAAGATCATTCGCGTGAGGACGACCGATATTTCTATATCGATTCGGATGTCATTTTCAATAAAAGAATTAATTTGCGCAAATTGCCTTCTAAAGATGATGTTTGGTATTGTAGCGACTGCTGTAGTTATCTAAGTCTTGATTATATTAGAAGCTGTGAAAACGGAGAAAATATTCTAAAAGATATGGCAAATATTGTAAATGTTACAGTAGAATCTTTGGAAACTATAAACACTAATTCAGGAGGCGCACAGTGGGTTATTAACCGTCCTAAAGCTAATTATTGGAAAAAGGTTTATCTAGATTCTAATCGGCTATATCGCTACCTTAGAGGGCAAAAAACAAATTTACAGATTTGGACAGCCGAGATGTGGGCACAGCTTTGGAACATGATGTATTTCAATATTGGTCCTAAAGTTCACGAGGAATTAGACTTTTGTTTTGCTACTGATCCAATAGAAAAAGTTAAAGAAGTAAAAATCTTGCACAATGCTGGAGTAACAACAGCTGACGAAGATTTATTTTTCAAAGGGAGATATGTGACTTCCACGCCTTTTGATGAAGATTTATCATTTGTAAACAAGAAAAAATGCTCTTACGCATATGCTAAAGCAATTAAGGCGGTGGTTAGATGACGCCTGAACAAGTGACTGAAGAATTGCTAACAGCTGTGAAGGATAATATTTACGTTACCTGGAACGAAGAAAACGAGTCAATTAAAAAGATGATAGCTAAAAATGCTGTTTATCTTCAAAGTAAAGTGAGTACAACACTTTCTTTTTCTCCTGAAAGCTTAGAATACGGATTGCTAATCGAAAGATGTAGATACGACTGGAATCGTGCTTTAGATGAGTTTGAACAAAATTTCGCTAGTGAGTTATTAGGTTTCATTCAACATTATGCGCTACAAGAATATATTGCAGGTGATGGGAATGGCGAATAATCGTAGACTCGAAGAAACATTCAACGATGGTTGGTTAAAGATTTTGACGCAAACTACCAAAAGAAATGAACTAGGAAAAAAGATTGGTGTAGAAGATACAGAAATCACTTCTTTAAAATTTAGAAATCTTTCCATGAGAGATAGTGATATAACAGCTATGGATGCGATGGGATCGAAATTAACTAAGAAAGTAAAGACTCCATTTCATCCGATCGCCAAGAAATTTAATAAAGATCAATATTTTATCGTAATCGATAGTATGCGTTACAACGTTATCTATGCCGATTACGATAATTTTTATATCTATTTTTATCTTGAAAGTGTGGGTGAATATGGTGATTGATAATTCTAAAGAAAAAGAACGTTTAAATAAGCAAATTTCTGCTATCAAAACTTCCTTAGAAGAACATTTTAAGCTCAAACTCTTTCAAGACTCTGTTGGCGAGGATGAGCTACCTGATGATTTTAATTACTTCATTCTCGAAACAGGAGAAATAGAAATGATCACTGAACCAAAATATAGCGTGGGCCAAAATCTATATCTAACTTTCTATTCAGAAAATAGAGAAGATTTAACAGGAGATTCACTAGATATTATTTCATTGATTCAAAATCGTTCGATTCGTTTTCAGAGAATGGATCCCAACCATTTAAAACTAGAAAATCAAGATCGCTATATCGATCAATTGGTATTTACGTTTAGACGATTATTGAAGAGTGATTGTCATGGCTAAAAATAGTTGGGAGCTAAAAATAAATGGGCATGATGAACTTCTTGTGCGGATGGAACGCTATTCAAGCGAGAGTGAACGACTGATCAATGAAGCATTGAAATCGAAGGGTTCGGCTATTGCAGTGGATAGGATTACAGAAAAAATTCCTGTTTCTGAAGCAGATTTAAGAAGAGGACACCAACACGCAAAAAATAGTCGTCCACTTAAGACTCAATATATTAATTTGGGTTTCATCATTAGACCTACAAGAAAATTTGAGTATTTAAAATATCCTGATTTGGGGATAGGTACTTCTAAAAGAAATCAGCCAGACGAATTCATGAGAAGAGGATTAGGTCTTGCACTTGATCCAATTACAGAACTTCTGATTCGTCAATTCGATAAATTAAATAAATAGGAGGAACAACAATGGCTAAAACAACAACTGTAGTAACAACGTTCGATAACGTGAGTATCAAACGAATTGCTTTTAATTTTAAGAATGCAGAAAATGCAATCGCAACAGATTGTAACGGACAATTAGATGGCGAAACAGAAATGCAAACGGTGGTTAAAAAATGTGGAGCGACAGAAGTAAAATCAAAATCTAAACCAATCAATATGACGGTAACAATTACTGCACATGTACCGATGGAAGTTTATCGACGTTTCAATGGGTTGAAACAAGATGAACGTATTAAACCAGGCATTTACTCTTACGGTCCTGATTCCGTAGGCGAAGATTTCTCACTTGCTGCAGAGATCGTGGATGACTTCGAAGAAAATAGCAAGTTAGTTGGTATGTTAGCATGCACTTCGAATACAGGATTAACATTCTCTATTGAAAATGGTGCGGATGAAGTAGCTGCTTTAGAACTAGAAACAAAAGTTATGCAAGATGAATTTGGTAAATTCTATCATGAAGCAATTGTTGCAGAACTTGAAGAAGACTTAACAGATCAATGGATGACGAATCTATCTGCTGATGTGATTAAAAAGAGTTCAACAACCACTACTACAACGACTCAAGCTTAAACATAAAACGGAGGTAGCAAAATGAACGAAGATTACTCAAAAATTGAACTAAACGATGGAACAATTTTGAATTTAGAACCTAAACTGAATATCAAGAAATTATTGATGATCAATAGAGATTTTAACACAGACGAGTTTGCAAAAATGACTGTGGGAAAAGGATCCATGGATATTTCTGTTATTCAAGGTGCAAAGGCTGTGTATATTGCTTACCGCCAAGCGAACATGACTGATTATATTTCATTCGATGAATTTATCGATAAATGGGATTTTGATATGGCTACTGCCAGCTATATTTATCAATTGATGATGTTCAAACAAGCACGAGATGCCTATCAAAAAGAATTCGAAAAAGCAAATAAGGAAAAAAAGCTTCAAAAGTAAAAATGCCAAAGCTCTTAGTTGAAACGTGGGTCGATGTCTATTCGATGTTGACCGACGTTTTTTCTATGCCTTCAGATTTGGTTTTAAGCGATATCTGTTTAGATGACATTTTGCAAATGGCTTACAACAAGAGTGCTTATGAAGGATGGAAAAACTATGCAATAAACCAATCCCATAAAAACTAAAGAAAGGAGGTAAAAAATGGCTAAAAAGAGAACAGAAGCAGAAGTAACTTTCATAGCTAACGATGACGGATTGAAATCTACGTTAAAAGAAATCAGTGCTGAATTAACTAAAAATAGAGCAGAATTAAAACTAGAACAAGCTCAATTGCAACAGACTGGTTCTGAATCAGACAAGTTAGGAAGTAAATTATCTTCTTTAGAAAAGCAGTATGAATTACAAAGTCAAAAAGTTGAAGTAACTAGTCAACGTTTAGCCAATGCCAAAAAATATTATGGAGAAAATTCCACCGAAGTTCAGAAACTTGAAAGAGAACTGATTAATCAACAAACAGCACAACAACGTTTGTCAAACGAAATTGATAAAACGAGTAATGCACTAGCTCAAGCAAAAGGCGAAATACAGACGTACGAGTCTACAATGCAACAGTTGGACAGTGAACAGAAAAATGTTCAAGCTAGTGCTTCTCTGATTGAATCAGAATATAAAAAATGGCAAGCAACTGCTGGTCAATCAGCTTCTGAATCCGAGAAATTAGCGAAAGCCCAAGAATTTGTTTCTCAACAATCTGAAAATGCGGAGAAAACGATAGATATCCTAAGACGACAGTTAGAAGCTACACAGTCTGAATTTGGCGCTACATCCACAGAAGCAATGCAGATGGAAGCGAAGCTTAATGATGCTGAACGTGAATTTGAAGAGTTAGGACAAGCTGCTAAAAATGTAGATACAACTAACTTGGACGATATCGGAAGCAAAATAGATATGAATAATTTAATGGAAGCTTCTGACGTTTTAAGCGACATTGGCGATAAGCTTACAGAATTAGGGAAACAAGCAGTGGACTCAGCTAACAGTGTAGGTAGTTCCCAGAGTAAGATACAAGCTAATTTTGGTTTGACTAAACAAGAGGCTGAAGAATTAACGAATGTAGCCAGAGACATTTATTATAAAGGTTTTGGAGAATCGTTAGATCAGTCCACAGATGCATTGATTTTGGTAAAGCGTAATTTAGGCGATTTAAATAATCAAGATTTACAAAATATCACGGAACAAGCTATGGTCCTAGAAAACACCATGGGCGCTGATATGGATGAAACGTTACGTGGTGTAAATGGCTTAATGGTCAATTTCGGCTTGAGTGCTCAAGATGCAATGGATTTAATGGTTTCGGGTACTCAAAACGGTTTAGATAAAACGCACGAATTAGGCGACAATATGGCAGAATATAGCCAATTATGGAGTCAAATGGGATATTCAGCTGATGAAACGTTCGGAATGCTTCAAAATGGTTTAGATGCGGGTGCTTATAACCTTGATAAAGTCAATGACTTAGTTAAGGAAATGGGAATATCGTTAACAGATGGTCGATTTGAGCAAAACATGGATATGTTTAGTGAAAGTACTAGAAAAGCTTTTGAAGAGTGGAAAAATGGCGGAGGAACACAAAAAGACGTTATTAATTCCATGATTCAAGATTTTAGCAATATGGATGGTCAATACGACCAATTAAATAAAGCTTCGACAATTTGGTCTGCGCTTGGCGAAGATAATGCGATGAAAGTTGTCCAATCTTTAACTGATGTTAACCATACATTTGATGATGTTAGTGGATCTGCACAAAAAATGAATGAAGATTCTACTACTCCGTTGCAAGAGTTGAACGGGAAAATAGCTGAATTAAAGGATTCATTAGCTCCTATAGGCAACACAATCATAGATGCACTCGAACCAGTAATTGATTTTCTAGGAAAGATGGCTGATGCGTTTAATAATCTTCCACAACCAGTACAGGATTATGCCGTAGCAATTGGCGGATTGACTGCTGCATTTACTTTATTAATGCCAATAATAGTTGGCTTCATGGCTCTAGGTGGTCCTACTACATTAATAATAGGAGCAGTTATTACTGTTATTGCTGGAGTTATAGCAATTATAAAAAACTGGGGCGCAATTACTGACTGGTTTAAGGGAATATGGAGTAAATTCACTGATTGGTTGGGTGGTACTTGGGAAAGTATAAAAGAAGGTGCCTCATCAGTTTGGGATGGAGTTAAAGAAACCTGGTCTGTATTTGTAGATTGGGTTCAAGATATTTGGCAAGGAGTTTCTGATTGGTTTGGAGAGCTATGGAGCGGATTAGTTGAAGGAGCTTCCAACATCTGGCAAGGAGTCCAAGAGACTTGGCAAGCATTCGTTGATTGGGTTTCAAATATTTGGAACGGAGTCAAAGAAGTATGGTCGATTATTTGGGCAGACATTGTAGGAATTGTTCAAATACCATGGACCTTAATAACGTCATTGATTCAAGCCGGTATTAATATTATCGTGGGTATTTTTGATGTAGCTGGACAGTTATTAGGCGCAGCTTGGCAAGCTGTTTGGACACCTATTTCTGATTTCCTTAAAAACACTTGGGATACTATGACACAGTGGATAAGTATCGCTTGGAATGGAATTGTAACTACATTCCATACTGTATTTGATCCAGTAGTGGCATGGTGGAATGGTATATGGACAGCTATTAGTACTACGGCTTCAAATATTTGGAATTCAATTAGTGCAGCAGCTTCTAGTATTTGGAACAGTATCAAGAATACAATCACTAGCTTGGTACAAGCCGCTGCTACAGTAATTCAAAATGTTTGGTCAACTGTATCTAGTTGGCTAGGTGGAATTTGGAATTCAATCAGTTCTACAGCATCAAATATCTGGAATAGTGTGACAAGCAGTATAAGCAACGCTATAAATGCAGCTAAAAGTGCCATTCAAAGTGTTTGGAATAGTATATCTTCGTGGATTGGTGGAATTTGGAATGGTATCAAAAATACTGCTTTAAACCTTTGGAATGGAATTACAAGTACAATTAGCTCTAAAGTAAACGATGGAAAAAATGCAATTTCAAGCGGTTGGTCCAATCTGACAAGTATTGTTTCCGACATATTCAATAATGTTAAAAGTACGATTTCTAATATTTGGGAAGGTATTAAAAAGACTGTTAGCGCTCCAATTGATTGGATTAGAGATAAAATCAGTGGTATTTTTGATAATTTGAATATTTCGATACCACATATTCCAATACCACATTTTTCTCTTAGTGGTAAATTTAACCCACTAAAAGGTCAAATACCAAAGCTAAATGTTGATTGGTATGCGAAAGGTAGTGTGTTTAATTCTCCGAATATTATCGGTGTCGGTGAAGCAGGGCCTGAAGCAGTTTTACCTTTGAAAAGATCTGTGCTGCAAGAAATTGGTGATCGTATCTTGAGTAGCACCTCAGTTTCATCTAGGGCACAAACGATTCAACCTGTGAACAATTACGAATTCAATTTCACAATTGATGGTAACGCAGATGAGGTTACTATGAAGCAAACAACTCAACAAATCATTGATAGTATTACAAAAGTTCAAAATGATAATGCTTCGGCATGGCGTTAAACAGGAGAGTATTTCTCCTGTTTTTTTAGTATTAAAAAGGATGTGAAAAAATGACTGATTGTATACATTCTATAATCGATGGATTTCCTGATTATTTGCATAAATTGTCTTTAGCTGAAAGACCAACCATACCTTCTCCAAAAAGACAGAGAGTTGAAACTTCTGTTTTAGGTAGGTTAGGTGGCTTAGTACAAGATTACTCGTTTGAAGACATGTCGTTTACATTGCACTATAACTATTTAGAGGATGTGGAAGACCATCAAGCGTTCAAGCAATCGTTTTATATCATGCGTCATTGGTTAAATTATGCAAAGAAATTAGAATTCTCTGATGATCCCAACGTCTATTATGTTATCCAGACTATCGATATTGGGGATGCAGAAAACGATATTGTTGAATGGGGAGAGTTCGATGTAAATATTACTGCGAAACCATTCGCAAGAGTTCAAGAAGATGTACCTATAACCGTAGATAAACCACAGTCATTTAACTTGCTGAATAATAGTTTAGAAGAAAGTTTTCCAAAGATTATCATCACTCCTTCAGCTACTTCATGCCAGTTCATCTTAAATGATTATGTGTTTAGTTTTGAAGGCTTAGTAGTAGGAACTGACGTAGTCATTGATAGTGATTTGATGCTTTGCTACGAAGAGCAATCGGACGGAGATATTTTAGATCGGTCCAACAAAATGAAGACCATGCAATATCCGACATTGCAAGTGGATATTAATTATTTTAATTGTACTGGTTTGAGCAAAATACAAATTTATCGTAATGGGTTAAGGTAGGTGAAATAGATGATCGATAATTTAATAACTATTTACGATAAAAATGACGCGAATAATTTAGCTGAACATTTATATGATACGCAAGGTTTAGGTGCTTTGTCAGATTGGTTAGCAGCCACTGTTAGCAATAAACTAAACGGAGCCGAGATATTTCAGGGTACTTATCCAATAAGCGGAACTAATGCAGATTTGATTGTAGAAGGACGTATAATTCAGTGTTATGTAGATGAAAATCGAGCAAAACAACGTCTACGGATCTATTATGCAAAGACTTCTGTAATAGGAAATACGATAGAAGTAAAAGCTGAACCTATTTTCAATGATATAAGAAAATCGGTGTTGAATAAATATGACAGCGGAACAGAAAAAATCACTGCTACTCAGGCATGGCAAAATGCAAAAGTTTTAGCAAAACCAGCTATTCCTTCGCAGTTTTCTTTCTCATCGTTAGTAGATACGCTTGCTAATGTGAAGATAGAAAAAGCGAATTTTTTAGAATTCTTTGGTGGAAAAGAGGGATCTATTCTAGATCGATTTCATGGTGAATTTCTAAAAGATAATAACACATTACGTCATGAAAAAAGTCTAGGTACGGATCATAAAATCAAAGCGATTTATACTAAAAACTTAACTGGTCTTGACTTAGAGATAGATGCTCAAAGCGTTTTAGTTGGAGTTTATCCATTCATTAGCAGTTCTTCAGAAGGAGAAGACGAGATCACTCTACCAGAAGAAGTTATTTTCACGGATTACGTGGATGATTATCCTGCTGGATATGTTTCTTTTGTTGATTTTAAAGACAAAGCGACTGATGTAGCCACATTAAGGGAAGTTGCTAAAGACTGGTTGAAAACAAACATAGATAAACAAAAACCACAAGTGAGTGGTTCTATTGAATTAGTACCATTGAGGCATCAAAGAGGCTATGAAAAATTTGTTGATCTAGAAAAAGTTTCGATGGGTGACGGAGTAGATGTGTATCATCCACAGTTAAAAGTGAATATGTCAGCGAGAATCGTGGAATATACGTTTAATGTTTTAACTAATTCATACGATAAATTAGTTGTAGGAAACGTCAAAACAAACTTCTTAGAAAATACAGAGAATAATGTCAGCAATTTGATTAATGATGCCATTGATCAATTGAAAAATGGTGGCGAAATCAGTGATTTAATCAATGATATTGTAGATCATCAAACTGATATAATTACTGGCCAAGATGGTGGGTATGTTTTATTAGATCCTAAAGAAGCACCTAGTCGTATTTTGATTATGGACACGCCAGATAAGAATACTGCACGGAACGTTTTACAAATCAACAACGCTGGTATTGGTTTCTCTAAAACTGGCATTAATGGAACGTATGACACCGCATGGACGTTAGATGGCGGATTCAATGCCTCGTTTATTACAGCTGGTGAGATAGTAGGGATTACTATTAGAGGTACTACATTAATTAGTGATGGCACTGATTATAGAACAAGTATTGCTAATGGCAAAATGACTTGGTATTCAAAAAAAGTTAACAAAGATATTATGGAGCTAGAAGCACGTGATTATGTAAGTGCTGATGCCGGTATTGTATCATACACCATGAAAACTGGTGGTGGTTTCATGATTAGAAATCCACAAGGTAACTTGGTTTTTAGTACGTGGGATAATGGCAATAACAGACCGTTTTTATCTTTTGGTGCGCCCAATTTCAGGTATAGCAACGCTAGTTATATAACTGATGGCGACGGTAGTTCTTTAAGCATTAATGGTAGTGCGGGTAGTTCATGGGAGTTTAAAGTAGCTGGCAGGACTATGAAATTTACTAGTGACGGTATGCTAACGTTGCCAGGTTGTTTTTTTGGTTCATGGGAAGATGGGAAACTTGCAAGGTTTGAACAATCAACGGTACAAGTATATAAAGATTTTACTGTTAGAGGTACTAAAAACTCAACTGTACCGACAGAACATTATGGACAACGACTATTGAACGCTTATGAAACTCCAGAATATTATTTCGCTGATTATGGGGAAGCCGTCACAGGTGATGATGGTAAAGTTCGTGTTGATATTGACCCCATGTTTGCTGAGACAGTAAATCTAAGTCGATATATGACACATGTGACACCTACAGAACTAGTTTTGTGTGCTGTTACTCATGAAGATATTGACCATTTCATCATTGAAACTAGTAAGCCAAACGTATTAGTTAGATGGAATTTAGTGGCACACCGTCTAGGGTATGAAGATATTAGATTAAAAGAGGATACAGCATATGATAGCACAGTGCTTGACCAAAAACGTTTTTAAAACGAAGACAAGGAGGTATATAAATGGCTAGCAGTTTATATAATTTGGCTTTAGATTTCAGCAAAGAATTAAACTACACCAAAGCTATTATGGCTCGTCAAGGTGATAAAGGGATTACGGTGACTGTTAAACCGTTTCTAAATGGCTTGCAGATGGATACGAGTGGCGGAACATTTACTTTAAAAGGAACAACACCATCTAACCGTTACGTAGATAGTGTGGCAACTAGTGTAACTAGTGAAGAAGTCACGTTTTCTCTTAATGGAACATTTATGAGTGAAGCAGGATATTATAAACACTGCTATGTAGAATATAGAAAAGACAATCAAATTTTAACAACGCAAGATATCATTTTTTTCTCACTAGGAGTGTCTGACATTTCGCAAGGCCAAGCCGATGAATACGTTTCGCAATTGGAAGAGTTGATTCGAAAGTATAACGAAACTTTTGATGCTTTTATGGCTGAAATTAAAGGTAGAGTGGATAGCTTAAATCAACAGATTACTGATTTAACTGGTCAAGCTAAAACGCTACAAGACAAGTTAGATGCTCTGAAAGAAGAAATTTCTAAATTAGGTAACTTGCAAGTCATGTACAGTAACAGCATCGACTTCGGGGGCTATGATTATTCGGGGAATCCTAACATTGCGCCAGTTATTAATGATGAAAATGTAAAATCATTAAACAACACCATGACGACAGTAACAGGACATGGAACATATGCAACAGCAGAAAAAATTGGAAATGATTTAACCATTGGCGTAGGGATGGTTCCTTGGGATAGATATGATTTTAGTAAATTAACAGTAGGAAAACAATATACTTTAACTATTCCTATAAGAATAAATGCAGATTATACAGGTGATATCTCAAAATTATTTATTAGAATTAGATGCGCAAATACAGACGGCGTTGTCTTAGTAAACACAAAAATGCTACCATCTAACACACCTAAAGAAGAACTCGTAGATATTTCAACTACATTCACCGTTCCATCAACGGTTCAAAATTCAAATAATTGGTATTGTCAAGTTGGTAGTTCAGGTGACAGTGATGCAAGAGGCACAGTGGATATAGGCTATGATGTCAAACTTGAAGAAGGCTCTACAGCCACACCATATCAACCAAATCTACTCGATGCACCGTATTATTTGAGTAAGGTGGCTTTGGGCGAGAATATTGCTAATAAAACTATTAATTATCCTATTAAAACAAGTGCTTATGCAACATATACAGCTTCCAATATAGAAAATTATCAGGCTAACCAAACTTACACAGTAACTATGAAAGCTACTAAACCAGCTACACAAACTTTTGGTGTTTATATAAAAGGTGGAACTCTTGGTGTTGGTAATATGATACCAGTTGAAGGTAAAACAGACGAATGGTCATTATCTTTTACAGTTACACAAGCCCATATTAATGCAGGGGTAACTCATGACTTAAGTATTTATCAATTGCCACAAGCTACAGTAGGAGCATGTCAAATTGACTGGCTCAAGATCGAAAAAGGGGACACCCGAACCCCGAATATTGAGCAATATAAATACCGAGGAATCGGTATGCGAGACTCAAACAACCCAAAAGATTATGTATGGGATCTAGCACCAGAATATGTCGAAGACAATCTTGCTACAGATGTTAAAATTTCTGAAATCACAGGCAAAGCAAACAATTATACCGATGGGAAAGTATCGGAGATTAATTCGCAGTTGACAGCTTCAATTAATGAAGTTGATAAAAAAGTAACTGCCAATACTTCTAAGATAGCCACTAACACAACTAACATTAAAACTATTAGTGACGCGATGCCACTATACGCTATTTACAGTGAAGGTAGAGATTTAACAGATTCACCAGATGGGACAAAAATACCAATAGGGGCTCTTGTAGCTACGGACTTTGCCCACACAGCTAGTGATTTACCATATACGATAAGTAGTGATGGGATTACCTTAACCGCAACTAGAAACTGTGTTTTATTTTTCGAAGGTTCTGTAAAATTGCATGGAAACAATACGTTCAAATTTGCTTATGTAAAAATTAGAAAAAATGGAAGTGATACTAACTTTGCTAATGTAGGTAGTAGTGCCAATTTAAACTATGTGACATCTCAAGCTGGTCAGTACGTTCACACTTTAGTCGCAGGAGATAAAGTAGAATTTACTTTAGGGATAGATGCCGCAGCAAAGATGTTCCATCTACAACTATTATCCTTAAAAATATCAGAAGTAAAACCTGTATGAAATACTAATTTTGCTACCAACACGCTCAATAGAGGGTGTTTTTTATTGTGCAATGAAAGGAGGATAGTTGGTTGAAAGATGAAGCAATACAAGACGTGGTAGAACGTTTAGTGCGTATTGAAACGAAACTGGATAATTACGAATCATTACGCGAAAAAGCGGAAAGTGCAAAAGATAGAGCGGATCAGGCATATTCTATTGCGCTTAATAATGCAGAAGACATCAAAGAGATGAAAGCCAATAATAAATGGTCGTGGGGTTACATGATTGGTTTAGGCATTACGATCATTGGCTATTTCTTGACTAAATTGTAAAGGAGGTGAGAAGAAATGATTTTACCCGATAAGTATTATCAAGTCATTAAATGGACGGTTTTAACAGTTTTACCAGCTGCATCTGTTTTAGTAGCCACGTTAGGAAAAGCATATGGATGGAATGGAACAGATATGACAGTACTCACTATCAATGCAGTAGCAACATTTTTAGGTGTTATCACTGGTGTGTCGGCTTATAATTTGAAAAAATAGGAGGAAACAAATGAAAAAGAAAATTACTATTACTGCGATGAGCCTATTAATGGCTCTTTTTTTATTGCCAATTAATGGGTTCGCCTATACGATTAACAATGAATTTAATTTGGGTGTAAATGAAGGTAGCTCACAAGTAGCAAATAATCAGTACATTTTACTGCATGAAACGGCTAATGAAACAGCAACAGGACGCAATGAAGCGCAGTATATGCAACGTTCATGGACTAGTGCTTACACTGCTTATATTGTGGGAGACGGCGGAATTGTTTATCAAGTCGGTCAACCTGGTTATGTACAGTACGGTGCTGGTTCGTATGCTAATGCTAACAGTCCCGTGCAGATTGAGTTACAACACACACATGATAAAGCGACGTTTGAGAAAAACTACAAGGCATACGTTGAATTGGCTAGAGATTCAGCAATGAAATATGGTATTCCATTAACATTGGACACGCCTTATAACCAACCAGGAATCAAATCGCATTTATGGGTAACGCAAAATATTTGGGGTGATCATACAGATCCTTACGGTTATCTTTCTGAAATGGGCGTAAGTAAAGAAAAACTAGCCTATGATTTAGCTCATGGTTTTACGGATGATAATCCAACTACTTCTGAAAACAAGCCTGTCATTGATCCAACTAGAGCAGGTGCTGCAAATCCCACGCTGACAGATGGAAAAAATTACGCCCACATTGATCAGTTTGGAGAAATCGAAAACGCAAACTTGCATGTAGCTGGATGGCACATCGCTAACTATAAATACGAGTATATCTTTATTATGGATTACAATACTGGGAAAGAATTAGCTAGAGTAAAAGCTGATGGAATTTATAGACCAGATGTAAACCAAGCTTATAGTACTTATGGAAACGTTGGTTATCATGTATCTTTCAATATGCGTAATTTTCCTAATAAGAAAGTCTATGTCATGATGCGTGCAACGAATGATCCAGAGGGAAACACTAAAGGTGGAGCGCAAGATTTTCATGACAAACGGTGGTTTTTGAATATTTCTAAACGATAAAAATAGCTCCTCGTTGAGGAGCAGTACATATAGTGTAAATAAACTATAAAAGCAATTAATAAAAAAAATTGATATCTTTTAGTATATCTATTGTATAAAACATTTTTTTATGAGACAATTTTACATGTTAAATCAAGTTTTACATTTTGAATAGAATAATATGAGTAAGTGGGAGTTTAGATATGGTAAGGTACGAAAGTTTTCATGGTACCGCATCAGATATAGCAAAAGATAAAATTAAATTTGATAAAAAAAATATAAAGTTAACAAATTATAATACAGAGTTTAGTACGGGGATAAATTATAATCGAACTAAGAGAGGAAGAAAGGCAAAACCACCAGGAAGTCTTGGATACGGTTTTTATTCGTTTGTGTATACAAAGGAATTAGCTGAAAAATTTATTTCAAAATGTCACTCTGATTATACAGTAATGAAAGTTATTTCTAATTTTGAAGAAGATGAAATTTTAGATTTTGAGGAAAAAGATGTAAGAGATAAATTCCATGCATTTAGGAGTGTTTTTTTACAGCACGTCAAAATTATATATGAACAATTTGGCAAACCCAGTAATACACATAACCAGCATGTTATTGATGGGTTAGTTATAGAAAATTTTATTAATGAATTAGCTAGACGAGAAAATAAAACAATTTCTTCAGTTCTGATGTGGACATTCACGCCGTGTGAGGAAACAGAAGAAGACAGAAAACTTGTTTCTTATGTTCCGAATGGATTAGAATTATGTATAAGAAATAAAGATAAGATAGATTTACTAGAGGAGGAGTGTTTATAATATGTCTATAAAAATCAATTCAAGTATAGATGAGGTAAAAAAATGGGTTACAGAAGACTCAGTTCGTGAAATACTTTTTGCTTTCGGAATAATTGAGGATGAATATACTTATAATAAAACTGACGATTTTTTCCTACCTTTAGAAAAAAATAGGATTAAAAATAGCAGTTCAAATGATATAAAAGTCAATATGTCATTTGAAGATTACGTAGATAAAGATAAATCTAAAAATAATAGTTTTTCTTTTGTAAAACTTAGTTTAAATGGAAACTTATATAGTGAGGCTGCAGCATAAATGGGTAAAAAAAAAGAAGCTCAATTAAGTGATTTAAGATTAGTTAAAAATATTATTAGCGAATCAATATTTAAAGTTAAAAATGATGTTGATTTTTCTGATTGGTATTCTGAAGAAGAAAATGAACTTGAAGTAAAAGTAGAAAGTAACTTTGGACTAAAGAAGGATGATCCTTCTACTGCTCGGTTGATATTAACTGTTGAAATCTTTAACGAAGATTTTGAAGTAGAAGATAAACCATTTTATTGTTTTGTCAAAATGATATTCTTCTTTAATGACCAAATAGGAAAATATAGTGAAGAATCTCCTGTAATTGATAAGTTTGGATTAAATATGATAAGTATAGCTTATCCTTATATAAGAGCATACATTTCTACTTTATCTTCTATTTCTGGGATAGATCAAATTCATATTCCAGCTATTAACGTTTATAATACTTTCAAAGAAGGACAAGATTAAAAAAGACTCAGTGCATACTGAGTCTTTTTTTGAAAAGTAATTTTTTTGTTATTTTATATTAATTTTTATACCTTTCTGGATCAACGAAAGTATACTTTATATAGTCATAACGCCGATGATCGCTCCGTGCGTCTGGCACGTCAGTCACGATATCAAACAAAAAATATACGTCTTTCTTCATTCTCGTTTTCGCAGCAGGAATTTTAAAGTAGTTCTTATTAGAATAGTAGAGATTGATTAATAAGCTATCTTCGATTGCTAAAAAGAAAACTTCTGAATCCCATATTTTATAAAAGTCTTTGATAAATCTATTTGAAGGATCGAATTTAAACCATAATTGTGTCTCATTAAAAAGCATAACCATTACTCCAATCTGTTTTTAAACTTAGTTTCTACCTCTAATATATATCGAGTTTTTATTTTTCCTTCAGAGAATACCGTTTCTTTTTTTGCAGTTACAGGTTGTTTATTTTCGGAAAAAGCTAATATAGCTAAAATTGAAACATCCATCTGGAATTTATCTTTTTCGTTGCTTTGTTCATAAAAATCTGCATATTCATCACTGATATTTTTTCTAATAAATTCTTCCATCATAAAGATCACCTCGAAAAGAGTATACGAACAAACGTTCTTTTTGTAAAGGTGGAATTTATTATACTAAATAAATAGGTGAACAAGTAATTGTGCCAAATTAAGTGCCAAAAAAAATCGAATTTAATAAAACACAAACAAAAAGGAATCCTATTATGATAACATTTCTTATAATAACAAACACAACAGAAGACGTGTAATAGTTAGTCAGGAACGTACAAATAACCCCTGTATCCTTTGCGGTACAGGGGGTTATTTTGTATAAGTAGACATTGTAGTTTCTAAACTGCTATGTCCTAAACGTTTCGATACGCTAAGTATATTTACTCCTTGATAAAGTAAAATAGATGCATGCGTATGTCTTAGTCCATCAATAAACAGTCGAAGAGAAAATAGGGAAAAATTGATTACTAAAGAAAAACTTACTAGGTCGACGGTGTAGTTGATTTTCATACTTCAATAGATTCGAATTAAACGATTTCGATTGGCTTATACCAGTCCTATCCAACGAAAGATATATCGTTCTTAACTCTAGCGGTATAACTTGAAGCTTTACGTAAAGCCAATGGGAATGAACTGAAGATGACTTTTTATTATTTTTAGTAATAGCTGATGGGTTAATACTTACAACTTTCCTTTTCAAAGTACCATATAAAAAAACGGTGGGGTTGTTTAGCGAAATAAAGGATCTAAGCCAATAGCTTAGATCCTTTATTCTATGCTTTATATTATTTTTTGCATGTGTGCGAAAGTATACTCAAGCCCAATCGCCATTTCGGAAAATCGGTACTGTAGAGCCATCTTCACGGATTCCGTCGATATCCATCTTGTCAGATCCTACCATGAAATCTACGTGGGTTTGACTTCTATTCAATCCAGCTTCTGCTAATTCTTCATCGGACATTTCTGTACCGCCTTTCACACTGAAGGCATAAGCAGAACCTAGTGCTAAGTGATTCGATGCGTTTTCATCAAATAATGTATTGAAAAAGATGATGCCAGATTGAGAAATAGGTGAAGGGTCAGGTACAAGTGCGACTTCTCCTAAACGACGCGCACCTTCATCTGTATCAAGCAGTTTTGCTAAGACATCTTCTCCTTGTTCGGCAGAAAAATCAACAACTTTTCCATCTTTAAAAGTAAATTTCATACCCGAGATGATGGTGCCAGCATAACTCAGTGGCTTTGTACTTGAAATGTAACCATCTACTCGATGACTGTCAGGTGCTGTGAACACTTCTTCCGTCGGCATATTTGCCATGAATTTTTCTCCACGAGCATTATAGCTTCCAGCGCCTTCCCAAAGATGGTTTTTAGGCAATCCGATAATGATATCTGTACCGGGAGCAGTATAGTGAAGGGCAGAAAATTGTTCTCGATTCAATTCTTCTGCTTTTTTTGCTAATTTTTCATCATGCTTCTTCCATGCTAAGACAGGGTCTTCTTCATAGACACGAGTCGTTTTGAAAATCTGATCCCATAATGCCTCAACTTGTTTTTCTTCTGGCAGTTCTGGGAAGACTTTTGCTGCCCATTGTTTACCAGCCGCAGCCACGACAGTCCAACTGACTTTATTTGCTTGAGTTGCCTTGCGTAAATTCATTAGTGCTTTGCCATTCGCTGATTGATAAGACGCTACTCGATGGCTATCTACACCAGCAAATGCATCGGGATCGGCAGAAACAACGCTGATCCTGCTTGCTCCTTTTTCAAGCCATTCATCCGCTTGATCGATTTTAGATTGTGGTACATTCTCAATACGATCCGTTGCAGCATGTAAAAGAAATTCTCTTTGGATCTGGTCGTCAGTCCATTGAACGATAACCTCAGCGGCTCCTAGTTTATAAGCTTCTTGTGTGATCAATCGAGCAAGGGGTGCCTGTTCCACGCTGATCTGTAAAACAACTGTGTGTCCTTTTTCTGTGGCTACGCCAGTTTCTGCAATTAAGCGTGCATATTTTTTTAGAAGTTCATTAAAATCAGATAACAT